CGGTGATATCAGGCAACTTCACATAGTCGTCTGTGTCGCTTATTCGTGCGTTTCTTTCCGCCTTGATCTCGTTGCTGTAACGTTCTTTGCAGAAGTCGTCGGAGTTCTCAGGCAATTCAGCCTGTGTGTAATATTTGCCGTCCAAGCTCTGATACAGCTCGTCAGTAATTAACTGGCTTTTGACCGCAAACTGCTGACCCGCCTTGAACTTGACCTTAGCCTGACCGATAAGCGGACGTTCTAAAACTTCGACCTTGAGGTTGTCCTGTTTAAGGCCAGGCGTTGTGAAGGTATAGAGGTCATATCCGTACTGGAAACCCTCGGGTCTGTTTAACGGCTCAATCGGAATTTCCTCTTGAACCTTGTCGCCTTTCAGGTACTTCTTATCAACCAGTGCGATAAGCTCGATTGAACATGGCTCAACCCAAAAGCCTTGGGCGTCAGATAAGGAAGTGATTCTGCCGTTGCCCATCTTCACGCCGTACTTCGCCACGGGTTTGGATAACGCCTTGGATAGGTACTCAGCCTTGATTTCAGATAATGTAGTCATACTGCTCCTTATGAATCAGATTCGTTTTCGAGGGCGTCGATTTCCGCTTGAGTTGCTCCGTTATCTAAGCAAAGCTGTTTGAGAATCGGTACGAGATAGGCCTCGATCTTTGAGCCCAAAGTGCTGGTCACCCAGGCCGCTATCGCCGAAGCAAAAGACGCGGCGAACGCTGCGGCCCATCCGATATTTGTTCGAGCTTGTGCCCGCTGAGCGTCTGTCAGGTTGTTCTGCTCTGTGTACAAAATGGCCGTCGGTGCTTCGCCCGTATCGCCTTTTGGCCCGTCATTACCCGTATCCCCCTTCAAACCGCGGGGGCCTTGAACCGAAAGTTTTATCCAATAGCTCGTGTTGGCAAGCACGGTACCCGCGGGAACCGCCTTAATGGATTCATAAATAAAACCGTCACTGTCTTGAACACGGTCAAGAATGTCATAGGAAGCCGTGGCGCTCCACGTGCCTTTCCAAACATAACGGACTTTGCCAATGCTAAGAGTTGGCATATGTAGCCTCCACTATTCCGTTGTCGTTAATTGAAAACTGAGCCGGCGCCAGGCCCACATACTCAAGCTGGAGTACGCCTTCCTCGTTGACCTCAAACTGCCCAAAGCACGTGGCATAAGGGCTTTGACCCATAGGCCCTCTCTCGCCCGGACTTCCCGCAGGCCCCGGACTACCCTGCAAACCGCGCTCACCGCGGGGGCCGCGAAGGTTTGAAATCTTCGTGCCGACGGTCGCGGTTGTTGCCGTTACCGTGGTAATCCGAAACAGATCGCCGTTGGTCGAATTAAGTACCAGGTCTCCGACCTTTACATAGGCAAAAGGCGTGAGATTAGAAAGCGGGAAAGTCTCCGACTCGGATACCGTCGGGCTTGTCCGGGTAGAGAATCCGGTTTGCGCCGCGATTGCTTGAATCTGCTGAAGGGCCTGCTGGCACGTGATCTTGTCGTCATTCGTCGAGTGAGCGTTGGCCTGCGCCTGGGCCGCAAGTTGCTCGATCGTCTGGAAGGTAAGGACTAGGTCATCAATCTCGTCCTTTAGCGCTTTGATCTCCGCAACATCACCTTTGACTGTGTCATAGATGGCTTGTGCCTGCTTCGCGTAATCATTGGCAGTGGAAGCGATCTCAAGGACTTCTGCCAATACCTCCTGTGGTGTGTGCTCTGATGTGCTTGGAACAATCAGGCATCGGCCAAGTGCTTCCTTCAGCTGCTGGCAGTAAATAGTCAGAGTGTCGAGAGCGTCATTAAGGACTTCCGGATAGAAGCCCCCGGCATTAGTGAAGACCTTTTCTTGAAGGAAAGGAGCATTTGAGAGGATCGCCAGCGCTTTTCCGGACGGAAGCGCATTGTTTAAAGTGACCGTGCCTCCTGGAGAATTCTCCTGGTTATCGTTCAGCGTAACCGTGTAGTTCGTTGAGGCAAGCGTCTCGGAGACCGAAGTGTCCTTGTTGTCAGCAACGACAACGGACAAGTCGGATCTCTTCATCACTTTAAAGCTGAATGTGAAGGCCTTTGTCGAGCCGTCACTGATATAAGGACCGGCTCTCCGAAGTTCTTGTGAAATTGACATTAGCGATCTCCTTGCCATCAATTTTCATTTGACAGCAAGGAGGTTTATGGACGGGTTCTTAGTCCTTCTTCGCTTTGCCGGAAAGAACTCCTTGAACAAATTCGCCAGCCCCTGCAGGCTGGATATCTCCTGCTTCAACTCCTGCCATGTAGCCCAGCGGTTTCTTGAGGAAACCAAGCGGCAGGCCAGTCACCACAGAGAGAAGATCCAGCATATTGCGGGTATAGGAACGGGCATTCACATCCTCATCGTTAAGAATCTCAACGGTTTGCTGAATCGCTTTGCCGCTACCCTCAATAAGGCCGTAAGCGGGAGCTGTCATAATTCGACCCACGTAAGGATCGGTTCCCCAGATAAACTGCGCTACATCAGAGACAGCTCCGCCTTTTTGATCTTTAGCTAAGCTGGCGCCGGCAGTGTTAATGAATTGTCCGGCAATAGGAGCCATAGCCACAGCGTTCTTAAAGGATTCCGAGGCCAGCATTCTTAGCATATCGTCCATGCCGAATTCGCCATCATCTCCTGTGTCCGGATCTCCGAAGACAACCGCCTCAATAAGTTTCGCAACAACTGAAGGAATCGTCACAACTAAGAGCGCGTCTCGAGCATACATGCCGTAACGCTTAATTAGTTTCTTCTCCATGCTGTCGGCGTGGAAGCGCTCATTGAGAAGATTGAACTGCATGTTGAAGTAATTGTAGAAAACGAGGAAGGAGCGGTACAAAGCATTTCCTGTTTCGACATTAGCAACGTTTTCCGGAGAGAAGTCGGACATGGTCGTACGGATAACCGAGTCAGCCTCCAGAACCGCTTCCTCTGCAGTCCGTCCTTTCTGCAGCGCCTGGTTGTAAGCTCCGACCCAAGTAATCGCATCAATCGGAATCTGGCAGAAAGACTGCAGGAAGTACCCTTTGCGCATCAGGAAGTCATGAACAGGCTGAATGTATTTAGCCTTAGCAGCTACCGTCTTATTGAAGATTCCCTTTTGCTTCGTAACGCGATTATCCTGAGTTGAGGAAATCTTATAGACCTGAGACTGGAATTCCATTGCACGGTCATTAAGGCGAGACATCATGAACGGAGAAAGCTGAGTGATCTGCTCCGTTACCTTCCTCGGATCACGAGCAAAGACTCCGGCAGCGTCAATGAGATTTCGTCCGGAAACCTTAGTGAGCGCAATTGAGAACCCAGTGAACTGCTGCAGAGCGTTCACGATGTGGCCCATCATGATGTTAATGCCGGCAATACCTCTGAGTTCATTGAGTTTCTTGCTGATCCAGCCGCTTTTCCCGTCACTCACATCCTGGGTATAGGACCGTTTAAGCCAGGGCTTAAGCATGTCTTTCATGGTCGTAGGATCCTGAGAATCGATTCTTTCCTTCAGATCCTTATTAATAAGCAGCTTGGCGACATCTTGAGCGACTGGGGCGATATAGCAGAATCTCAGAACTGAGGAAATATGGTTTGAAATGATCGCCATATCAAAGCTCAGAGGTTCGTGATAGTCAGAGGCTCGAGTTTTTGTGAAGCCAGGATTTGATACCGGCATTTGGCTCAGCGAGTCTGACTTAGTAAGCTGGTCAATTTCATCAAACGTGGCCTTGTCTGCTACAAGGTATTTATCCGTTGTTGCCGGAACATAACCGCCTCGATATTCTCCCCACGGAGTTTGAATCGGAGAGGCTTCAATTTCTTTGAATGTGTAGCCATAAAGATCCTTGTAAGCCTTCTGCGCATCCTCCTTTGTCGACTCCAGAAGATCCCAAACCTGTTGTACGAAATCCATGTCCGCTTTTGTGATTGTGCCGTCGGCATAACACTGGGCAATGAATTGATCCCAACGCTTCGTATCTAATTTTTTATTGCCCTCGTTGTCTTCAACCATCTCGGCCCAGGCGTTTCCCTTTCCTCTACCGCCGAGCAAGAGCTTTTCTTTGTTCGATTCATTGCCGGTATGAAGAAGAGCGCCGATAAGCTCTGCCTTGGTTCTAAACGTGTAGTTGAGAGTCGGAGCGTAGATGTCTGTCCGAGACAACCATTCCTTCTGCATCGGTTTAATCATCTCTGCGAGTTTTTGCTGAAGTTCGCTGTTGCGATTGCGGAACTTAGCCGTAGCCTGAGCAACCGGATCGTAGATGTAGGATCTGAACGGATGGTTGGGATTGCCTGTATCCATTTTGTTGCACCAGGACTCAATACGAACAAGCGCAGATCCGAGACTTAAGAGGCCATCTTGTTTGAATTTCTCATAAGCCGTTGTTGCCTCTGTCTGTCCCACAGTGTTGTAAGACAGGTTCTGTGTGCTCATCTGGGCAATCAACTCCTTAGCCGCTTGCTCACGAGCTTCTGCTTTTGCCTCACGAGTAGTTTCCTTCCATTGACGAGAGATCGCAAAGAGCATATTCACATCTTCTGCTAAGGCCAGGAAGTCACCGTAAGTCAAAGTGCTGTACCCTCGGCCTCCCTGAAGTCCTCTGTAACGTTTAAATATTCCATCCAACATCTCATAAGTGGGACGAGCAATCTCTTCAAAAGCATTGATAGTTTTCTCTACAGCCAGAAGGTCTACATCTTCGGGTTTAGTTTTTCCAAAGCCTTCAATATTGAAGACAGCGCGAAGTACATTAAGGACATCAAGGTCATAAGTCTTAGCAAGTTTCTTATCTGCAGAGAAAGCTTTTTTGCGGATTCGTTCAAAACGATCCACTTGCTTGTCGACATCAAGAGCTTGAAGCGCTGCCTGCAGATACATCAACTGCTGACGCTTGTATGCGGCGGCCCTTCCCTTATCCCCGCTGGCTAATGCTTCATAAGCCTTCCTAGAGGCTCTTGCCTGCATAGCCACAAAGTTCCGTGGATTGACGTTGTAAACGGGCATGTTGGCCAGCATCAATTCTGCAGAACGTTTAGCCGCCTCGTTGATCATCCTCTGGCTGATTCCTGCAGGGCTTCCTGCCAAGTACTTAAACTCTGTTGCGACAAATCTTGCCCGGGCTTCGTTCTGTAGAGCCGCAGTAATCTGAGCATCGATGCCTGCCTGAGTAAAGTTTTCGGAATACTTCTCAATGCATCTGCGAGTTGTTTCTTCTTCGATGCGCTCGTCTTTTCTTGCTCCGTCAAGAAGTCCTTGAACCATGTCTTGAACAGTGGCGAACGCATTGCCCTGACCTCGCATGAGTTCCATTACTTCAGACGGCGCCATTCCTCCCTTTTTCGTTAGGCCGAGAGCGCTCAGCTTTTTGATCGTGAAAGAACTGATCTTGGCGGCCGTCAACGCTTCCGGATCAAATTTCCAATTGATGCCGAAGGTTTCGTTACTCTTCTTGATAAGTTCAAAAGCACGAGTTCCGGCCTCAGCCTCGATCTCCGCCGTAACGCCTTCTTTAACCTTGTCGCGGATTTCTTTGGCTTTGCGCTGGATCATCCGCAAAGTCTTGGCTCTGGCGTTCGAGTACCACTTCTCGTCCTTTGCTTTTGCTTCATTTAGCAGGGCTTCGCCGTCCGCCAGCGCCTCATCATGCGCCTTCTGCATGGCGATCCAGTCTTCTTCGCTCATGTCTTTGGGCTTTTCATCAAAGAGCGGGCGCATAGATTCAGAAACTTCAGCCTGATAGAGGTCGGCTTCTGCATTGAGCATTCGATCCATTACGCGCTGAACTTCCTCAGAGAGCTGGGGAAGTTCCTCTCCAAACTCAGATTTGTACTGAGCCGCTCTTTGTTCCGCCACTCCGCCCGTCCATGCTCGATAAACGTCTCTGATCCATTTACCGAGATTCTTGAAAACAGTGATCAGCTTAGGATTGTGGGGCTTTCCTGTGGCCAAATAGATTTCGGTCTGATAGGCAAAGCGTTCGTGAAACTTTCTCTTCTCTTCGATGCTGAGGCTCTTCCATTCATCCAGCGACTTGAGGCCGAAGTCTTTCAGAAGGGTTTCTGCGTCCTGTTTGATAAGTCCGGAGACACCCGCCTCGCCTGCCAGCTGCATCAGGTTTTCAAGATACCAGTGGCTCATTTCATGGGCAAAGGTAGACAAGTCGGCATTCGGAGTCAGGTGGATTGTGTTTTGCTTAGGACTGTAGCCGCCGCGCTCGTTTGTCTCGTTCTGGAAGTAAACAAGAGAGTCCTGAATCTTTTGGGACAGCTGAGAGACGGCCTTAGCCCTCACAGTCTTGCGGTTACTGCTGAGCTCTACCCGAATGCCCTTTTCTTCCAAAGCGTCAACCAGTTCTTTCGGAGCGTTGTCCGGCAAAACAGCTCCGGAAAACTCTTCAATATTTGAGTTTTCTGTGACTGGTTTTGTGCTGATCAGAGTGACTTGGGTCGGCTTAAATCCTTCCGGAAGATCTAGGCCAAGCTTGGCAAAAACTTCCGTCGCAGAAACATTTATAGACTGCGGTTCGATCTTTTCGGTTTGGTAATAACCAGGGAACAGCTCCCGAAGCTTGACTAGGTCTGCCTCGGTCTTTACACTAACACCTGAGTCGTTGGAACCCCGAAGGCTATAGATGCCGGAGCTCTTGTTCCAACGACTTATTTTTTGGCTATTAGCGTAAACCAAAGCGTTGTTTTGCTCCTGCAACGGAAAGTACAGCGTATTTTCAGGGCCCCAAGAGGTTTTTGCCAAATTGATTTCAGCATGCCTTCCGGGGCCATTAAATTTAACCGCGACAACAACGTTTTGATTATTTTCGGCCTTTAGGTCAAGCATGAAGAGATAGGTATTTTCTCTCCGATCATCTCTGAAAATTGCAATCGGATCTGTCAGCGCTTCTGGGATTTGCTTCAAAACTCGTTTTGAAATCTCGGGATGAACATGGTGAGAAGGACTAGATTTTTTTGCTCCTGGCAGGGCACCATCAAACATGTGAGGGGTAGCCCGAAGCGTTAAGAACTTTGCCCCAATCAATTTCATTACAAGCGGAGTTTGCTTGAGCATCACCACGTTCTGAGTGGGTTTTTCTTTTAATCCATCAACAAGCTTTCCCCAAGTATCACTGTCCTCTTTCAGTTTTTGTTCCGCCGTTTTTTCTGGAGCGGAAACTGCTGCATTATCTTTCCGTCTGCCTCCGTTCTGAACCAACTCTGTTTGTTCAATGCTTCCTGAGACTGCGATCTTCGGCGCAAATTCCGCAATGCGTTCCGGAGCAATATTGGCATCTTTGGCCAGACGCACAATACTGGCCGCCTGCAGCCGAGCATACTGCCTTGCAATTCTTTCCTCTCTGTAGCCGTTGATCCCGCTTGCCATAAGGCTCTTCGTCATGCTCTCTGTCAGGTCATCGAAGGCCTGGGCATACTTTGACTTCTGAACCTGATTTACAGCCTGGTTAATTTCCTTTGTCGCCGCTTCCCTGCCTTCCTCTGTTGAAAGATCCCAATCGTTCTGGCCAACCCAGTCAGAGACAAGTTTGCGTGCCTTTTTCGCTTCGTAGGCACTGAGTTCGTCCGGATTGAATCTAAGGTGCTGAGTCAAAGCTTCTCCGAAAGGAGTTCCGGCAATATGGGCGGCGTAGTCTCCGGTAGAGATTTCAACGTCTCCGCCCGAAGCCACGGCTTTTTGAATAGCATTTCCTAGCTCAGGATTGATCTTCTTCAGGTCTTCCAGACGAACGTTTTTCTCTTGCATTGTCTGCGCAAACATTTCCCCATCTACGTAAATCGTGGGTTTGCCTGCGCTCTCTGCCTGGTTCTGAACGGCCTCGGAGACAACTCCGGGTGCAGTCTCTCGGGCAGTTATTTCCGGAGCAATCTGATTAAGGTTCTCGAAGAATTCCTGATTCCTTTGGGCGGTTTTGATCTTAGAGATGTGGCGCGTCATACCTACTGCGCCGCCTGCAAGACCCAGTGCCCAGACGCCTTTAATCGTCTCAATCCCGATGTCGGCCAACCTATCCATTACTTCATCAGGAGTAATGGAATCAAACTGCACGTCTTTTGTGAGTTTCTTGGCGGCCTCTTCGGCAACAATGTTTGAAATTTCCTGAAGCTCTTCAACGCCTACCTCGGTTGCAAGGCCCGTTGTGAAAGCCTTGGCCACATCAACCGCCGCGGCTCTGAATGTAGGCTTTTTGAGCGCCTCGATTGTTTTTTCCTTGACCTTTTGGCCGAACATCTGCTTAAAGCCGGTAATGCCTAAGAGCTTTCCTCCGAATTTCGTGAGAACGGCGTCACCGATGGCTTCCAAGGAGCCATTAACAAAGCCAACCGTTCCGGACAATCTTCGGGCAACGTCATCATCAATGCCCGCCTCCCGCATATCCTTGTAAGCAAGACCGCCTTCAACTTCCTTTGAGGTTTCCATGACAGCGCCGCTCATTGTCATGAGGCCCAGTGCTCCAAGGGAAGCAGGGACAGCAACAGGTGCGCCCGCTAATGCAAGGGCACCCAAACCCAAGGCGCCTGCTCCCATACCGAGAGCAGCACCCTTAGCAGCAGTGTCTCCGCTGACGGTGAGCATCTGCCCAATCGTTTTCATGGTCGGATAGGACAGCCAAGAGTCTTTGAACTTTTCGTCCACTGCGGCCAGAGTGTCATCGATTTCTTTTGAACGCTTTTCAAAAGCGGCGTCTTTCGTTATCTTGCCTAAGCGCAGATCCTCATACATACGGCCCTGCTCGTTCTGCAGTTCTCCAGACAAATATCCGGCTCTCCAGCCGTCAAGAGTTTTGACCTCGGGCTCATAGTCTTCATCCTCCCGCTTCCACTCGGTTTCTTCATCTGCATAAGTCAAAGACTTCGGAGGCTCTGCAGGATTGCGTGCGGCCATCTTTTCCGCAAGCTCGTTGAGAAGAATGTCCGTCTTGGTCAACGGCTTAAGGTCGTTTTTCAGAACAGGAGCTTTATCCGGATTATTTGTTATGTAGTCAGAAAGTCCGGGGGATTGCTTCAAGGTGTTGGCCGTGCGAAGTTTCTCAAGGCGGTATTTCGATCCTTCAAAATCAGAATCCACTTCTGCCGGAGAAATTCCGAGCTGGCGGGAAATATCCAAGACTTCCGCTGTGCGCCCCGGATCCTTTCCGAGAACAAATTGGGAAGCAGAATACGCGTCGCGCTCGATAATCTCGTAAGGGTTGAACGGCTGGGCGGGAGGAACTGGAACCGGATTCACGGCCTCTACTGTCGGCCCTTCGGTAGGTTCCTGAGCAACCACGGACTGAGTTGTCGGCTCTCCCGGAACTTCCATAGAGCCGTCCGGAGTTTCAATTGCTTGTTCGTCTGTGATGAAAGAATTCGGCATTTACTTTTCTCCAAACACCATGTGCATGGCAATGAGGTTGACGGCTTTCTTTTTGACGGCAGGATTTTTGGGGTCGTTCTTAGCTTGTCTCTTGGCCTCTGCGTAAGCCCTATTCATTAGTTCTGTGGGCAAAGGAATCCCCGCAAGCTTTGCATCAATAATCTGCGACTGTCGTTTAGTGAGGTTCTGTAGAGGCGGAAGGTTGAGTTCCTGAACTCGGATTTTGTTCACTTCATTTAATCTGTCTGCTTCCGTTCTTTTCGTCCGGAATCCAGCTTGAGGCAGCGCTTCCCATTCCAACTTCTTCTCTTGTCTGAATTCAGCACCCGAAACATCGTTGTAACCGAAGAAGAACCCGGGCTTTTGTCCCTCAAACACTGTGTTGACCATTGCGTTTAACGTTTCATTACTCAAAACGTTTTTATCGGCTTGCTTGCTTCTTGCCTCATAGAGATTTTGAGCAGAGAGTTTGGCATTCCTGGTCTTCTTAGCGTTGAGTTTTTCATCATTGCAGCGCTGAGTAACTTTGGCCATGAAAGCCTTGTACTGCTGGTCATCAAGTTTCTCGACGTTGTATTTCAATGCCTTGATGGTCTGCTTTGTGAGGTAACCGCGGTACTGATCAAAGTTAGTTTGCGCAAACTCTTCCGGATCCCTTTCTGCCAACTCTTCGAGGTTTCCCAGGACGGCAGGATCATCCTCAGTACAGGGGAACTTCTGATGCTCGATTGCCCGCTGAATTTTCTCGTATCCGACGCGGTCATTCGTCTTGATTGTTGACATGAGGGAGGCGGGAACTTCCTCACCGTTATCCAGGAACTGAAAGGCCTGATTGAGGTTGTCGTAGTTCGTCGCCTTCTCAAGGGCTTCCTGCTCTCTTTTGGCCCCATAAACCTTGTTTTTGACAGCGGCACGATACTTCTCAGGGACTGCATTGATGTTGTCTAAAAGCTCCCTGGCTTTGCCGTTGTCCTTTTTGAGGATTTCGTCCGTGTAACGGTTGACGATCGCACGGTCGGAAGCCATCTGCATCGCTGACTTTAATCTCAGCCCTGCTTTCGGACCCATCTCGGTTTTGTGCTGAGCAATGTAAGCCTTAGCCTGAGAGAGCTGGCCCGCATCGATCATATTGCTCACTCGGAGCTCGTGGATCGGCCCAAGAACTTTGATCATGTCAACAGGCGTGCCGTGAAAGTCTCCGATCTGCTGAGCAATAGAACGAGCCGCAACAAGTCCGGACTTTGCTGTTTCCGGATCGGCGTCTGCTGCCTGGTTAAGCGCAAGGCTCAGCTGATTTTTGAGAACGGCGTCTTTGTATTCGAGCTGTTGTCTCGTGACATAGGTGTTGACCTGATCATTGAGCTTCAAGCTTGAGGCCTGATAAAGTCGATCAAAGGCGCTGCGGACTCGAGCGTTTCCAGCCTGCTCCCTCAGCTTCTCATAACGCTGTTTGAAGGCATCACTGACTTCATCATTTAGGCTTCTGCCATCAGGTCGTTCAAGGGCATTGACGCCTTTGAGTCTTTCGTATCCGTTCTCCGGATTAACTCTGAGGTCTATGCGTGCATGTTCAAGCTGAGTCGATAAGTCATCCAGGCGAGTCTTATCAATTTCCAGCTGCCATTTGTCGTATGCATTCCTGAGATCTCCGGAGAGTTTATTCATTGCCTCGCCAGCGTGTCGAACCGACACCGGACTCTCTGGCGCAGTGATGATTTCAGATTGCATTCCGCCCGGCTGAGAGATCGCAACCGGGACGCCGTAGGGATTATCGACTGAAGGAAGTTTCATTGTTCCCATGTTTAGACTCCTGCTCCTCCGCTCATACCGCCGGCGCCGCTCGTAAACAACTTGCCGATGCTTACGACGTTATCGAGATAACCGGATCCAGTTGATCCGGAGTTGGGATCCAGCGGATTGCCTTTTGCTCCGTTCGGATTCATGAGAATGCTCATGCCAGTGGCGACAGCAGACGCCCAGGGAGAGATGTTCTTGGCCTGGGCATTGAGAGCGATCGCATTGTTTGAGTAATTGACCGTCCTGCGCCGATAGCCAAAGGATTCAGCAACGGCGTTTGCAAGGATTTGATTGACCTGCATCTCTTTGGCAATGTCGTAAGAAGCCATCACTTCTGCCGTATTTCCGGTTCCGAGAGCAACACCGCTTGCCGCCTGTGCCACTCGAGTAGTGGCCTTTGTTTGTCCTGCACGAAAAGTAACCGCGGCAACTTTCTGCTGAGCTCTCTTTAAAACATCTTCGGCCGCTGTCCGGAAAGACTGCGCCTGCAGTTTCGAAATCTCACCTTGAATCTTGTAGAGCTGTTTCTGCTGCTTAGCCTGACGGAAGGCAAGGATCGGGGCAACAATGCCGTTGACCGCATTGTGTCCCATCGAAAAGCCTAGGCCGAAACTACCCAGACCGTTTGCCGCATCCGAAGTTATCTTAGAAAAACCAAACGAGGAACCCTGTCCCTCGTACAGAGGAACGTCAAGATCCTCGCCAGCATATTGATCGTACTTACCCATGTGCCGTTACCTCAATTTTTCTCTAAGGTAACGGCGAAGCTTCAATGTTTATGGACGTTAGGCCGAGAGATCACAGGTCAAGGCCAGCATTGTGACCGGCAGAGGATCGAGCTGTCTCAAACACACCTGGCCGCCTCGAGTCCACGTTGAATAAAGCTGAAGATCAATTTCATCAGACTTGAGCGCGGGAGGAGATCCGCAGGGCTCAATCGTTCTCTGCTTGTATTCAACAAGGTCGTTCTTGTCGAAGCTGGGGCCCGCGAAGATTCCGGAACTTCGATTAACTCGAACGGTAATCTTGTAGACGTTCTTAACCCTGCCCATACCTCCGGACTGATCCTGGAGGATGACCGGAAGTGTTTTCACATCCGACTGATACGGAAGACCGACTTGAACCACCGATGCTTCATGGTTGAGAGTGACCTTGCCATTTACAACCTTCTGCTGAGGCTGGACAGCACCGTCGGCCAAAATAGAAACTGTCTTTCCCTCGAGCCAATCAATTCCGGAGATCGTGGTCGTAGGCGTCCCGTTGTAGGTCGCGCCGGAATCGACAAAGAAGGCATCAGCCAAATTCTTGAAGTTTCGTGTTCTCATGCGCTCAACATAGCGCTTCTGGCTTCCGTTGATTGTTCTTCTGATCACACAATAAAGAGCATCCTCCACGCCTTCTGAAACAGCGCAGCAAGATTCAAAAACTCCGTCTGTGTTGTGACGGTGCCAGGAGCCCACTTGTTGCTCAGGAATGTACGTGAGCCCGAGCAGGTTTCCATCAGAGGAGACAAACCACATGATGGGGTACGGAGCTTTTTGTGCCGTGGCGTCCACGATAGTCTTGAAGTCAAAGAGGTGCTGACTTCTCAAACAAAGATCTCCGGACACAAAACCGCCTGCCTGATACTGATAGGCGAGCTCTCTGACATGGCCGTCACGGGCAGAAGCGAAGATCAGATTGTTGTTGTAAACGAGCGGCCTGACTGTCGTGGCCCCGTTGTAGCTCTGAGGTCGGGCAGAAATAGAAGACGGAGTGATCGCGTCTGAGTTCTGGGGACTGATACGAATCTCAGAGCCCGTTGTCAGAAGGATCAGGTGAGACAGCGGAGAAATGTGCAGAATCTTATTGAACTCTGTAGCCGCAATTCTAAAGTTGATGCGGTCATCGTCTTTAGACGGCAGGGAGTACGTCATATCACTCTCTGTTCCGGACCGAGTGGCAACCACACGCTGAGGATCAGTCTTAAAACCTGCAAACCAGCGGCGTTGTTCAAAGTAACCTACAGCGCTCGGATAATTTCCGGAAGAGACAACTGAGTCATATCGTCGAGGAGTGATGTCCGTCTTCGGAGCAATATTGTCATCGATGATCGATGTGGTTTCCGAGTCTCCTAGGTAACCATAGATGCCGCCTTGATTCTTGTAGAAGCGGTAGTAACTTGCTCCGGACACGGCCGAGCATGAGATTTTGATTGTCGTACCTGTGGCATAGAGGTTGGCGGTACAAGAGACTGCTGCACTCGGTTCGCTTTCGATTGTCTTATCAGCATTGAGGCAGGAGACTTTATATTGGAACGTGTACTTGTCGGCGTTCTTATCCTCGTTGCCCGTAGTCGTTTCTCTGACAGCGGTCACGTTTGTGGGCGTGGCCAAAGTTGAAGAGAAGCTGATCGTCGCCAGTCGCCAATCGGTGTTGGAATACCTCCGGATCTCCGTCGGAGCGTAATCCTCATGCGTCACGGTGATGATGTCATTTGACTGCACATACTCAAGTTCAAAGAGATCATCTTCATCCCATGGCGTTGTGATTTCGTATGGCTGATTGCCGTTCATCAACGTTGCGCCGAAGGAATGGAATCTGGCGTATTTGTGCCCCAGCTCGATAACGAAGGTTTGCTGAGCGTTAAAGATAAACGGAATCAGCCGCACCTTCTTGCTTGAGTCTTTGACCTCACGCACAAACTCAAAGCCGGGTCTGTTTTCAATCGGGCCCTGGGGACGGCAGAGAAAATTCAGGCACGTCTCAAGGCCTGTCTGATACTTTGTATCGTCTGTTCGCCCAAACATTTCCGGAGAAATTTCACCGCCGGCAAAAGAGCGCTGAAGGACTTTAGTTGAGCCACTCATGTCCGTCCCTCCCCCAGTCACCGTAGTCACCGATAAAGTCAGGCTTATAGCTCAGATGATCTCTGTCCTGAACTGCATCCTGAGCCTGTGCTTTTAACAGTCTATCTTCGTAAAACCGCATCATCTCAGCCGCCATCTGCACACCCGTCATCCCCGGAACAACAGTGCCCGCAAGATTAGAGGCAAGGAGAAAAGCCAAGGCGTCAGAAAATACATCAGAGAACTTTTCAGGCTTAACCTCCGTGGTGATATACCTAATCCATATACGCTTCTGCTCTGCCACCAAACAGACTTGTCCGTTGATCAGCTCTCGGACGTAATGAAGAGTCTGTCGAGTTGCGTTTCCATTTTCGTCAACCGGATAGGCATAAATGATCTTCACACAGTCCGCAGGAATCGGAAATGCATAGCCGCCTCCGATAGGCTCTACTGTCAAACGTGCAAGCTCTTTGCGCGTTGTAGCAAAGCTCCAGTTATAGGCGGCAAGGATAGTTTTTAAGGCAATGGGATAAAAGCGCCTGCAATGATCGGCCTGCGCGCTTCCTTCCGGCGGATCAATTGAGGTCACTGTCGCTCTATCTCCCAGTCGCGAGAGAGCGATATTGCAGATGTCGACAACAGAAGACATGTTTGCTCCTAAAAAAGAGGGGGCGCAAGGCCCCCAAAATGCTCGCTAGGAATAATCCTGTTTACTCGGCTGCATAGTCACCGATGCGCTTGCCCTTCGGAGAGGATGCGCAAAGGGAGATGCCTGCTGTTACCTTGCAGCTCATTGCAGTGCCGGTAAAGGACAGCTTGAGATAACGCGGACAGCCTTGCGGCAGTTTGATTGCCGTATCTGTACCGTAAGCCGTTGCTACGGTATCAGTCACAGAAGTGCTGGCAGAACCGCCGAGAACCTCGATAGAGGTCGGCAGAGCGGAACCGGAAACACTCAAGATGACGTAGAGCTCACCTTCAGAAACTCCGGCCTTGTTCAGGTCAAGAGTGTTCGTGGAAGTTCCGGAAGTCCCGGAGAGGGACTGGCCGTCACTGAACATAAGCTTTGAATCGAATCTCATCTTTTTCTCCTATTACGAAACAAGATCTTCAGTGAGGCTGATGGAATCAGACACTTCGATCGGAATGTCGAAGAACATGGTCTTGAACTGTTCGGCGGCCTCAACAACTTTGAGAACGTTTGTGCTCTTGGCGTAAGCGGCAAGTTCAAGAGCGGTATGCACTTCTTCAGCACAGAAAAGGTGAAGATTTGTGCGAAGGTCTGACGGGATACGGTTCTTTGCAACGATCAGTTTCTTGATCAGATCTTCGGAACCCATGTCGACAGCACCGTCGGAGATCGGGATGTTGCAGACACGGACCACACCGCGCCAGTCGTTAAGCGCGGCACCTGCCTGCCACTTGTAGTGGTCGCGATAGACTTCATACATGGAGCCGTCGGAGTTCATGTGAGTGCACTGGCCCTTGTCGGTGTGCTGTAAACCGATCTTGGATCCCTTCGGATAGATGCCGAAGAACTGATCCATCGACACAATAAAGATCGAAGTGACTTTCTTGGTCGTAGCTCCGGTACTCACAGCCTTAATGACATTGCGAGAGGACGGAGTTGTAGAGCTCGTGTCGTTATAACGAGCGGCAAGGCCCATGAACTTGTCCGGCTCGGCATCGATATCACCATAGAACATTGTCTTTGCCATATCGTTGCCCATACCGGCAAAGAACGGTTTCTGCTCAGACAGGCGCCAGGCGGCTGTGTTGCCGTTTACGTCAGCCAAGTCTTTATCGACTTCAGCGTACATTTCAACGTTTCCGCAGGTATCGGTGACCTGAGCGGTCGTGGATTTCTGCGGCTGAACGCCCTGATAAAGGCGGCGCCAAGTCGGTTCAGGGATGCCAGTTCGGATGGCATGAAGGTAGCCATCCGTCTTGTTGCACTCTTTCCATCTGAGGAGTTTGAGAATCGGGTCTCGTTTAGACAAGACTTCAGCGATCGGAATAATCTCACCTTTCGGGTCAAGTCTCGATGCGAGGTCAACCAGTGTTGGATATTCAGCAGCCATCGTAATTACTCCTAAAAATTAGTTCATCTTTGAGTTAGGGAAAAAAGCCCGGGCGCGCTCGGCTGTTGAGAGTTCACCCGACCTGCCGCCCTTTACGACGGCATCATCGCTGAGTGCCTGCTGAGCGGCAAGGCACCCTTTAATGAATCCTGCATGACGATTGAGGCCGACAGACTCGAAGAACTGGCGAGTCTCAGCGTCAAAGAACTTTGCGTAAAAGCGGCTTGCGCTCTTAAGGTTGGCCGCATAGTTCGCACCGCCAATTTGAGGGTCAGCCTTGGCTTCAGCAGTCAGGGCCTGCTTGACTTGAGCAGACTGTTCCTCCGCACGCTTTGCCAAAACAGAGGTCATATTTGTGACCAGTTTCGAGTAAGCGGCCTGAGAAAGATTCAGGTCCTTGCATTCTTTCTTGAACGCCTCAATCGCTCCTTCATCGAGCTGAATGCCTTCCGGAAGTTCAATGCCTGTTTCGTCGTAACCTTTCTCTGGCGCGCCTAAAACGTCGTTGCCTTCCTTCTTTTCGGCTTCCTCTTTAGATTCGCCTTCTTCCTCGTCTGCGCCCATGCCTTCAGGTTCTTCGTCCTTAGGTTGAGGAGCTTCAGCGGAGGTTTCGGGCTGTGCCGGAGGTGTCGCCTCCTGATGTGCCGGAGTAGGATCTGCAGGAGGAACGTTGCCTTCAGTTGCGGCAGCGCCTGCTTCATTGACGGTGGTTTCAGCGGTATCAGCCATTTAGTTTTTCGTTCTCCATTCTGCGAACCAGCTCGAGATTGATGCCCTTGAGTCGATTCAATATTTGCAAACCTATGTCGCGCCTAGCAGAAGCTATTGTCATCAGCGTCATGTCCTGAGACGTGACCGAGCTGTCGACGGCCGTCATGTCGAGAATCCATTGAAAGACCCTTCGGCCTTCGACTGTCTCAAGAGTTTTCTTGATGGCAATCTCCAGCTCCTTGAGTTTTTGTTTCTCTGCCTTTTCAGCCAGCTCCCGCTGTTCGATTTCGAGAAGCGGATCATCTATGTCTGTCATTGTCATTTAGGGCCCTTTAGGTTTATGGACGCTTACTGCGCTCCCTCTTCAGAGAAAGCTTCCTGCAGGCCCTGAGAGTCAGCTGCCTGCCCTAGATCTTTGAGGCTTGTCATTGCCTGCTGAAGTTGTGCGGCCTGCATCTGCGCCTGCTGTTGCTCGGCCCTTTGCTGGCGAATAAGGGCAACCTTCTGTCCTGTCACAATCAAGGACGGCGGAACACCGTTCATGTCTGCAAGCTGATCGATCGTTGCATCCACATCGAGCTTGTCCACGGCCTGGGGATTGATCTGAGCGAGAAGGCCAATCTGTTGAGCCGTTCTCACAATGCCGTTGGCCGATGCGTTCTTCTGAGCTTCTGCCAGAACAGAGACGTACTCGATCGAAAGTTCTCTGCCGTAGAGTTCTTCCGGAACTTCCGGGAGCATGTTGTACTCAACCATGAAGCCAAAGGCATTTGTTACAAGCGGGTCAAGAAGCTCGGTGTGCAGGCGCTCCAACACAGGCCCGAGCATCATCACTTTTTCCTGCTCGAGGGCCTGAACTTCTGTCGCAGTGCGGTCGGTTTGATTGGCAGTTGCCGCGATCATCTGAAACACGTTGACGAAGAAGATGCGCTGAATGTCCTGCCGGGTAGATTGAATCAGGGCCAGCATTGCCTGCGGATCGGTGTGCACTTCCCACATAGAGCGGATGATCGGAGCTTCCTGCGGGTTGACGGCCACGCGGCCGCCAGGCTTGAACTGGCTCAGTTGATCTTTAAGCGTGGACGGGTAGAGAATCGGCGGCCTTGTTCCGTAATCCACAAGCTCCGCGAGTCTCAGGTGCAATCTCTGTAAGGACTTCTGAGCGCTCAAAGCCTTGGCGCCGGGTCCGCGGCCATAAACCGAACCGCCGGAGGTCATCCAGCGCGGGCACAGTGCCGGAAAGTTTCTAAAGCCGGATTCCGAGAGAACTTTGTCCTGCACTCCTTCCTGAAAATAAACAGACTGCCAGGGCATATTCTTGTTGTCACGTTTATCCGGATTACGTTCAATTCGAGGTTCAATCGCGTGAATCACATTGAAGCGGGCAAAGGGATCTTTCTCAAATGCCTGCCGAACATCATTGTTTACGACTTCAAAACCCCATTGCTGGACCATTTGTTTAGCAGTGAGAGAAAGGCGCCGATACATCGTATCGACCTTTCCGTAATCATCTTCAGCCAGCCAGTACTCCCCGATTGTGAGATTCTGCAGGGAGATGAGCTGTTCCGGATGAGGCTTAACGATCGTGCATGCAGTACCAAATACAGGAAGCTCTAAATAGCTCTGGTGAAGCGCGTTGTAGCATTCGGCCTTTGAGAAGTAGAGAAGCAGAAGGTCTTGAACTTTCGTCATCCACTCTTTGACAGCGGGATTCTTGTCGAGGTCAGGATCCATTGTGGTCAGACGCAGCCAGGGCCTTGAAGGAGACGAGACGCCGCCGAGCAAACCAGCGGCCAAAACATCCGCGCAGTCAATTGCTTCAGCATCGAGGATCTTGCGATAACGCTTTGAGCCCTGAGTTGCATCTTCACCTGAGAAGCATCCTAAGTCCGGAAGACAGTAGTCGCGAATATCGCGCCACAGATCCTCCCAGGAACTGCGCTCCTGTTTGAGGCTCTCGAAGCGCTGATTGATAAGCTTGATGTCTGCGGGCATAACTATCCCCCGATAAGCTGTTTCTTCTGCAGTTTGAAGCGTTCATCCTGCGCCGCTTCACTTGCCAGAACCGTTTCACTCATTCCTTCCGGAGTGTCATCAACAACCGTGTCTCCGACATTTGCATGCTTTTTGTTTGCCATGTTGGCGTTCTGAGACTGCTGCTCTTCAGCCTGTGCCTGCTGACGTGCGGCTTGAGCCTGAGCCTTTCGAGCCTGATCCTTCTTGTTCTGCATGTGGTTGTAGGCTCCCGCAGTGACAACGTTGGCGGCCGCCTTAACCACAGGTTTGACCACCTTTCCCACAGCGTGGACCACAGACGATACTGCTCCCATGATCAGCCTCCGAGTAAAGAGGAACCGGTGCCAAGCGCGCCAGGGTTCAGGGGAGCCGCATTGCCGTTTGTCAGAAGCGTGGATCCCAATCCGTTGTCAATCGTGTTGTCTGCCAAAAGACCGTCAAGATCGGCCTGCTTGCGGTTTGCTTTGTTGCGGGCCTGATCTTCTTCCTGAGCCAAGGCCTGCTGCTGAGCAAGCTGTTCTTTGGCGGCCGATGTTTGACGATCCCCGGTACGTTTCTGCTCATAAGCGCTCAACCCCGAAGTCACGGCACCCACTAATGTGCCCGCGATAACTGCTGCAGTCATTCCCATGATCAAAGTTCCTTAAAAAATAAAAGATGCTTTCTGCCCTGCACTCTCTTTGCGAGTGCCTTAGCCAGAGGAGAATCCTCGGGCACGTCCCATAGGAAAAACTTGGCGCCTGCCTCGATTGCTTTACGTTCTGCCAGCACTGCCAAGCGGCCGCCGATTGAAGTATTGCGATATTCCGGCGACAGATAGATCGCATCGTTTTGTGCGAAGACTTCGTCGCTGTGCTGGTGCGTAAAGACAAAGACAGAAGCAAACCCGACGGGCTTACCTTGGTCTTCAACAATGAGGCCGAAGGAGTCTGTGCCTTCGCTTAAGATTCGGTAGATCGAACGATCCGGAACTGCCCTGCGGTTAGGCAAGCCTGCCTCCGACATTGCCGAGTCAATAAGCTCACGGCAACGGTCAATGATTTCAACTAAGGACGCGTCAATGATTTTCATGAGCCCATTGTCTAGGCTCAGGCGCAGGGTTTATGGACGGTGTTATGAGTTCCAATACTCGGATTCAAAGGCTTCCTGGGGATCGTAGGAATCATTCACGCCGTAGATGGCGCGCTCCATACTTCGGGAAAGTTTAGGAGCCACGGGAGCGGCAAAGGTCAGAGCCAAAGCGTCTGCTAAGTCCGGAGATCGTCCGATGCGCTCCTTGAGCTTATCTTTGGCCTCGAGAATCTTAGGGCCTTTGGGTGTGTAGCCATAGGTCGGAGCGCCCAAGTCTCCCTGCAGGACGGGATCCGGAGGAATGGCACCGCCCTGCTTGATCCACTGAGCCATGTGCCACCACATCTCCATGCGGCGGTTTGCGAATTGTTCCTTGTCGACGGCCTGCGCTCCGAAAGGAACCTCCACGACATCAAACCGCATCTGGCGAAGTCTGTCGATCACACCTTGCCCGGCGCCTGAGTCAATGAATACGGCCTCGGGTTTTTCTTTGGCCATTTCTACCGCAATGCGATCAGCCAATGCCATGTTGTCAAACTTCCGGATAACAATCGGCTCAAAGGCAACGAGTCCTCTGCGCTTAAAGATGACCGAGGCATCGGATCCGAAGCGGGCAACGTCAATGCCATAAATGAGCGGAGCGCCCATGTATTCGCTCTCTCGATAGAACTTATTGGCCGCGGCCCGAATATCGTCAATCGGAATAAGACCATTGTCCTGAGCGGCAGAGAAGTCGCAGAGAAACTCTTGCCGGTACTCGTTCTCAGACATTTCTACCTTGAGCGCTGCCAACTCCTTTTCGTCAATGACATGAGTTTGCTCAACGGAATAAAGCATCGCGATCCAGTCCGGATCACCTTTGCTCATGAGGTTCAAAGCCTGATCGTATAACTGAGAGAAGAGGTTGATGCCTTTGGGAGTTCCGATGAAAGCGGCCCATCCTTTTCTGTCAGCCAGTGCCGGACGAATCACTTCTCCCCAGAGCGTGGGTTTAATCTGCGCAACCTCATCGATCACTACGCCGTCAAAGTACATGCCTCTCAAAGCATCCGGATTATCAGCACCGAAGATCCGGATCGTTGCACCGTTAGGCAAAAGGATCGAGAGCTTTTGTTCGTTGATCGAGATTGCAGGGATTTGCGATGTGTAATGCTTCAGGTATCCCCAAGCGATCTGCTCGGCCTGATTACGGAATGGAGCAAGGTAGGCGTACATGCCGCGCTCTTTGCGGTCTGTAATGGCCCGCTTGATGAGGTGATTCACAGACAGAACGGTCTTGCCTAAGCGTCGGTGAGCAACCAGAACGCAGAATCGATGTGTCTCGAGCTGTTTGTGAATCTCGTCCTGGGGAAAGCGGGGACGGTAGGGAATCACGACTTTCATTCTTCCGTCTCCGTCTGCTTCTTGCCGTCATCCCAAACAAACTCGATCTTGCCTTCTAACTTGCTCTCGTTGTCTTTCGAGTAGGCGCCTAAGTGTTTGCCGAGCATGTCATAAGCCTTAAGCAGAGACGGTGCATCCTTGAGGCCCATGATCACTTCGCCGTCTTCGTTCTGATAAACGGGGATTTTCTCAGACAAAGTTTCTCGGATCTCCAGGAGCTCTTCCCGCCACTTCTGCACTGTGTATCCGGTCTTTTCTTCCATGATTTTTCGCCTCCTATCAAGCTCTGAAATGACTAAAGGATTTTTAAGGAGTTGAGATCCTTGAATCGCCGCTGTTTTTACCGAATATCCAGCGATTTTTGCCGCATCAGTTGCAGTTTTACCCTTCATATATTCATTGATGAACTTAAGCTGCATGCTGGAGAGTTTTTTCTTTCTGTCTTTTTTCACTTCTGTCTCCGATATGCGTGCGGAATCTTTCCCCGGATCAATCCCGTGCAAATGGCAAAGACGGTGCTTCGAGGCATTTCCATCATCCGGGCAATTTGCCGATAACTGAATGCCTCGCCGCGCAACTGCAGGACAAGATCAACTTCCCTGTCGGTGTATTTCGCATGAGGCGAATCCTCACCGATCGGCACACCCAATCGAGACACGGCAATCATGCGTTTATCGGAAAAAGAATTCGGGGAACTCACGCTTCACCAGAATGATTGCTTTATCGATAACTTGCCGGCGCCGCATTGACTCAGGCGGCAGGGCCTTTGCTTCTGCGGCGGCTGACTGCAGAAACTCTGCAGCCCTTCTTGGCAGAAGAGTTGCGGTTCCTAAGGGAGCCTTCGGGTTGGTTTGTTCTTCATTCTTTCGGGGCATCGCTAAAACTCCTGATAAGTCCACCCCTTACCACGCTCCGGATAAACAACGAGCATGCGGAAAGGGTACTCAGTCGCGCAGACCTTTGTCTTCACTTTCGCGTCGTCTGCGAAGAACTTGGGCGATCCCTTAACCTCATGCAGTTCGAGCTGATCTTCAGCCGTAAGCACAAGAAAATCGGGGTTATACCAACAAGTATCCTCGGCGATTTTGAGCTTTATGGACTCGAACCAGTAAGCCTTGATCCTGCCTGCGATACGTTCGGATTCTAGGTAGGCGGCATAAGCTTTCTCTGTCTCGTTCATCTGCCCGGCTTTCATTCGGCCCTTGGCAAACCCGTTCTTTTTGCCTCCGACAAAACCGCTGATCTTCTTCAAGACAATGGGGCCTGCTTTAGTTTTTGTTTTGGCAAGCAGCTCCTTGTATGCAGGATCATCCGTGCTTTTAAATCTCATCATGGACATGATTGTTGTTCCCTCCTGGGTATGGTTGTTATTTGAATTGGGTAGGCATGACAGCGCGCCGATTTCCGGAGAAGATGTCTCTGAGTGTCCGGACAGGTATATCCATCTTTCGTGAAATCTCCCGCAGGGAAAGACCTGCAAGCCTCAGGTCAAAGCAGTGAATCAATTCAACGTCCGTGTACTTGGCATGCGGACTGGACTCTCCTACCCGGGCAGACTTATCTGAGAGAGAGACCGTTGACGGCCTAACGCTCAGATCTGAAAAACTCCGGATATTCGCTCTTAACTCGAGCAATTGCTTCCTGTACTCACAGCTCTCGTCGTACCTAGCCTTCTCTCTTTCGAGGCTGGACGCTGTCTCGGAGAACCCTTTAAGCTTCTTTGGGCAGTAGGGAATAGAATCTCCGAACAGATCCGCCTGATGGTTCCTCAATGTCATCCATCATCTATTCCCGCAACTGATTTTCAGAAACTGTCTGAGATTCCAGCTCGCGAAAAATCTCTGACAAGCTTTGCATCGAGTTGCGAATGTCTTTCTGGGTAAGACTTAGGAAAACAATCGCTATAGATAAAAAAATCTGAGTGACTGCAATAACAATCAAAGTAACTTCCATTTCTTTTCTCCATTGGTTGAATGTTGTTTAAACAGCCGTCTAGCGTCTCTGAGCGATTAACTCAGCGTGGA